ATGTATCCCAGAATGTGGGAATGGCGGCTGAGGAGGGTGGATTGGTCCTGACTCCGTCTGGCGGCGCGGTATTTGGGCGAATCCCGCCGAGGCTGATTACCAGGGGGCAGGGCTCAAGCTCCTACGCGGCCGAGGTTGCGGAGGTTGCGAAGGCGGTGCTGGAGATTGAGCTGATGCCTTGGCAGATCGAGGCGTTGGCTGGGCAGTTATCGCATGACGATGCCGGCGGCCTGTGCTATCGGCGGAGTTTGGTGTCGGTCGCCCGACAGAACGGCAAGTCTGTCGCGCTTCGAGCCCTGATCGCCTGGGCGTTGACGCGGGAACCGATCCGTCGAGGCGAGCCGGTGCTGCTGATCTCGACCGCGCACAGTCTCGACCTGGCCGTTGAGCAGTTCGAGGCGTTGGCCCCGATCCTCGAAGCCAAGTTCGGAGCGAAACCGTACTGGTCCTATGGCCGTAACGAGCTTGAAATGCCTGATGGGTCGAGGTGGCTGGTGCAGGCCGCGACACCCAAAGCGTTCCACGGCTACAGCCCGCACTACATCGTCGCCGACGAAGTGTGGAACGTCAGCTCGGACGTCCTGTTCAACGGCGCGATTCCATCCCAGCGGGCTCGGCGCGAACCGATGCTGTCGATGTGGTCGACCGCCGGCACCGAAGACTCCAAAGCCATGATCAAATTCCGCGAAGAGGGTTTGCGGGCCATCGACGAGGACAAGCCAGGAAAATTGTTTTTCGCCGAGTGGTCGATCCCGCCTGGAGTCGAGACCGACGACGCTGCGTTCTGGCACATGGCCAACCCAGCCCTCGGCCACACCCTCGAATTTGACACCCTGATCGACGAGTCCGGCATGGCCGACAAATCTGCCTTCCTACGAGCGTCGCTGAACTTGTGGATCAGCTCTGCCCAGTCGTGGGTCCAGCCAGGCGAATTCAACAAACTGCAGATTGACCAGGTGCCCGCTGGCGGTGTGCTCGCCGTTGACAGCTCGATCGACGAGTCGAACTATGCGGCGGTCCGCGCCGTCAAACTTGACGACGGCCGAATCGGTGTCACCGTCGCGTTCGTCGCCCAAACCCTGGCCGAAGTGTGGACCGAGATTGAGAAGCTCGCCCCAGACCTGACCACGATCGCACTCACCCCGTCGCTGGCCACCCTGGCCCCAGCCGCGCTTGACCGCAAAAAGGTAATCGTTGGCTACTCCGAGCTGCTGACCCACACCGCGACCGTTCGCCAATTCATCACCGAACGGCTGCTGGTACACACTGGCGAACAAATGCTGCTGGAGCACGTCAACCGTGCCGTCGGCGTTAAAACCCAAGGCGGCTTCGTCCTGTCATCACAAAAGTCGCCTGGCCTGATCACGTTGGCGCGGTGCATGGTGTGGGCCGCCGCGCTCGTCGCTCGACCTCAGCAGAAAACTCGTGCAGCTGTCGCGTTCGCTAGGTAGGTGATCAGTCTCTATCTTTAGCGGCGGTGCTTGAAACGAACGCCCGTTCGTGTACACAATGCGGCCAATGGCATTATTCCGCCGCAAGGTCGAGGCACCCGCTTTTGCATCCGCTCCTGTCGGTGCGGCCGCTGGTGCTTCCCAAATCGGGCAGTTTTATTCCTACTCCGTCGGGGCGTCGGAGGAAGCTGCCCTCTCGGTGCCGACGATCTCCAGGGCTGTCTCGCTCCTGACGACGGTCGTCGGCACACTTGATCTCAAGTCCTACGTCCTGCAGTGGTCCGGCGAGGAATACGAGAAAATTTGGGTCCAGGGCGAGACGTGGATGTCGCGGCCCGACCCGTCGGTGCCGCGCCAGTGGATCATGGGCAAGACCGCCCGCGACCTGATCATGTACGGCCGCGCCCACTGGGCAGTCACATCGCGCTATAGCACTGGCTTTCCCGCGACGTTCCAGTGGTTGCCGGCGAACATGGTGTCGTCGGAGAAAATGCCGGCATCACCCGAATGGTTCGGTATGCCCAGCGACCTCGAATTCAACGGTATGCCCCTCGACGTCTCCAACGTGATCACGTTCCTGTCGCCAAACCAGGGCATCGTGTACGCGGGCCGCCGCGCCGTCCAGATCGCGTTGCGTCTCGACCAGGCCGCAGAGCGTTTCGCCGCAACCGAGATCGCCGCCGGCTACCTCCAGCAAACCTCCAACTCAGAACCGATGTCTTCCGAGGAGCTCGGCGAATTGGCGGCCGCCTGGTCAAACGCCCGCCGCGTCTCCGCGATCGGCGCACTCAACTCGGCCGTCGAATGGAAAGAATTCTCATCCGACCCGAGCAAATTGCAGCTCGTCGAGTCGCGCAAGTACGCCGCGCTCGAAATGGCCCGCCTGCTCGACATCCCTGGCTATCTCTTGGGCATCGACCAGTCCGGCATGACATACCAGAACGCGCAACAGTCACGGCAAGACCTGATCTTGTTCGGTGCGCGGCCCGTGCTGCACTCCATCCAGGAGCGTCTCAGCATGAATGACGTTCTGCCGAACGGCCGCCATGTCCAATTCGACGTCGAGGAATACCTCGAACAATTCATGGTCGAGTCGCCCGAGATTGCCCGCGAAGCACCCGCACCCGACCTGCCTGAAGACGAAATGGAGCTCGAATGATCAAGTTCAACGCCGAGGTCGAGCTGCTCGCCGCAGCCGACGAAGAAAACGACGCACCGAAAATCGCCGGCGTCGCCGTCCCCTGGGATGTCACCGCCACCGTGTCCGGCGGCCAGAAAGTCAAATTCCTACGCGGCGCATTCAACGTCAACCAAAAGGCCGCCAAACTTGTCGAGAACCACGACCTTACGCAGCTGCGCGGCGTCGTCAACAAACTCGAAGACACCGACACCGGCCTCCGCTTCGAAGCGACGCTGGCCGACACGGCCGCGTCCCGCGACGCCGTCGCGCTGTTGAAAGCCGGTGCGTATGACTCCGTGTCCGTCGGTGCAAACCCAACGAAATTCAAATTCGACAAGCAGGGCACGATGATCGTCAGCGCAGCTGACCTGATCGAGCTTTCACTAGTCGCGGTCCCAGCCTTCGCAGAGGCGCAGATCGACACCATCGCCGCCTCGGCCGAACCAGAGGACGACGAAAACAACCCACAAGACATTTCCGAGGAGGAAACAGTGTCAGAAGAAATCAAGGCCGAGGCCCCGCAGGCACCGGCAACCATCCCCACGTCGCCGATCGTGTACGCGACCGCCCGCAAGGAAGTTCCGCTCCCGACCGCCGTCGAGTACCTCTCGGCCGCGATCGCCGGCGGCTCGGCCTGGCACCAAATGCGCGAAGCCATCAAGGCAGCTGCGCCCGACGTCGTCACCACCGACACGCCTGGCATCCTGCCCACGCCGATCGTCGGACCGGTGTACAACAACTTCCGCGGCTTCCGCCCGGTCGTCGACGCAATCGGTGTCCGCGCCATGCCTGGCGGCGGAAAAGTTTTCGTGCGCCCTGAGGTCACGACCCACGTCAGCGTCGGGGCAAGCCTGTCCGAAATGACCAACCAGTCGGGCACGCTCGTGGTGTTCAACAATCAGGTCACGAAGCAAATCTTCGGCGGCTACGTCAACGTCTCCGAAGCCGACCTTGACTGGACCGACCCGGCAGTGTTGTCAATCATCCTCGACGACATGGCCCGCGTCTACGCCAACGCGACCGACAACTACGCGGCCGACAACCTTTCGTCCGGCGCATCCGTCACGGCCAACTTTGCGGCCGCCTCGGCAGCCGACCCCGCCTACTGGGCATCGTGGGTCGCCGCACGCGCTTCGACGATCCTGAGCGGAAGCAACGGCAACCTGCCGACGCACCTGTTCGTTTCGCCTGGCATCTGGCAGGACCTCATCAGCCTCAGCGACACCGCTGACCGCCCGCTGTTCCCGCAGGTTGGCCCGATGAACGCCTTCGGCAACCTTGCCCCTGGCCAGCAGAACGGCAACGCTTTCGGCTTGTCGGTCGTGGTGGACCGCAACTTCCCGTCGCAGACGCTCATCATCGGTGACGCCTCGGGCTACGAAATCTTCGAGCAGCAGAAGGGCGCAATCAGCCTTGACGCACCGTCGACCCTCAGCCGCACGATCGCCTTCCGAGGCTACTTCGCCACGCTGATGATCGACGCCTCGAAGTTCGTCAAGGCCGTCTTCGTCTGATCCTGAACCGCTGACCACCGAGGAGCTGCAACATGGCCGTCTTTACCCTCACTCACGCGATGAGGCAAGACAACTATGCCGTGTTGCAGACCTTGGAGGCTCAAGAAGTTGGGATCGGGCAATCGATCACCGTCGCCGGCTCAAGCGGCTTCAACGGCACATTCACAGTGCTGGCCGTGCCCGTCTACCGTTTCGCCGGCGTCGACGACGAAGGCGACTTCGTCTACGACTACGACGAGATCATCGAGAACCAGCTGCTTGTCGCGTCGTCGGGGGCTGATGTCGCCCGCGACACGATGGCCGGAACCGTGACCTGGACCGAAACCTGCACCTGGATTCTGGCAGCCGACGTTCTGTCGTGGCTTGGTATTTCCGTGGCAACCGCTAACGACACAACCTTCGTTGGGGTGTGCACGGACGCCGCCAACGCTTGGGCCTACAAGGCGCGCAAAATGGCCGGCTACCAAGCCGAAAGCCTGAGTACCGCGCCAAGTAGTGCCGTCAAACTCGGCACGATCATGTACGCCGGAGCCCTATACCGTGAACGGGGCTCGGTTGATTCGTTCGCCTCATTTGGCGAACTTGGGGCACCCGCACCGGTCGGCTCGATGGGCCAGATCATGCGCCTACTCGGCATCCGCCGCAGTCAGGTGGCATAGGTGCCGGCGACAGGCATTTTCGCGGAGTCACGCACGGCAATCGTCAACGCATTGACGGCCCTGAACCTCGCACCGGTAACGGACCCGCGAAATGCCCGCCCCTTATCCGTACTCATCAACCCTCCGACGTTTGACTCGTTCACATACAACGTGGGCGACATCCGTTTCGAGCTGCTGATCCTCGCCGCGCCACCAGGCAACCAAGACGCCGAGGATTACCTCATCACGACCGCTGACACCATCATGGCCTCGACCACACTCGCCGTCACCGGCGGCAGGCCCGTCTCCGTGACCGTCGGCGATCAACAAATACCCGCTTACTCACTGACCGTCGCAATCGCGGCAAGGAGAAACTAGAAATGGCAACAACCACCTTCCTGTCAAACGCGACAGTCAACCTGACCGTCGGAATGACGACCTACGACCTGTCCGACCAGTGCACCGCCTGCACCATCACGTCGGGCTACGACGCGCTCGAAGTGACCGCGTTCGGCGACACGGCGCACAAGTTCACCAAGGGCCTGCAGAACTGCGAAGTCACCCTGACGCTGTTCAACAGCTACGGCTCAAACGAGGTTGAGGCGGCGCTGTACGACGCAGTCAACGTTGGCACCGCCACACTGGTCATCAGTCCCAGCGGCACCACCGAGTCGGCAAGCAATCCAGAGTACACAATAAATGGGTGCATGCTGGCTGAGTTCACGCCGATCAACTCGACCGTGGGAGAGTTGAGCGTTCAAGAGGTGACCTTCACTGGGGGAACCTGGGCCCGCGACATCACCGCTCCGTAACAAACCGACTCCAACCGTGCAAGGAGACAACACATGAAAATCAGCATCAGCGTCGACACAGGCAGCGGCCCCACAGTCGTGACCACCACCCTGTTCAACGTCATCAGCTGGGAACGCAAATACAAGCGTCGAGCAGGCGACCTGGCCGCCGGCATCGGAGCCGAAGACCTAGCGTTTTTGGCCTACGAAGCCTCCAAGGCGGCCGGGATCACCGTCCCGCTCATGTTTGACGAATACGCGAAAACGATCGTCAGTCTGGACGTGCTCGGCACCGAAGATCAAAACCCTACGCCACCGGGAGCTACAGCCGCGGCCTAGCCGAACTGCTTGTAGCGACCGGATTCTGGCCGCCGAACATTCCGTTCGAGGCCCGAGACATGGCAACCGCAATCGACATCATCAACAAGCAGAGAAAGGCGAGCAAACGATGACGACAGTCCGCACAGAGTTTGTCGGTGCAGCTGACGCCATCAAAGCCCTCCGCCGCCTCGACCCCGACCTGCGAAAGCAATTCACCAAGGATGTCAAGCAGATCGCGCAGCCGATCGTCTCCGCCGCACAAAACGCCTACCCTGCCGAGTACCTGTCGGGCATGACCCGCAAGTGGGCACCGAGAGGCCGCCAAATTTTGCCCTACAGCCAGAAAAAAGCGAAGTCTGGTGTCCAGGCCCGCGTCGACACAAAACGGGGCGCAACGGCCGTTATAGCGGTCGTACAGCGCGACGCCGCAGCCACCATCATCGACATGGCCGGCAAACGCAACGCCAACCCGCTCGCCACCGCGCTCGATCGGTTCGGGAGGCCGTCCCGCGTAATGTGGCCCGCAGCCGAACGCAACCTCGACCAGGTGACCCGCGAACTGTCGTCAGCCGTTAGCGACGTCATGCGCCAGACCGCAAAGGAACTCGCCTAATGGCAATCAAAATTCCGTTAATCACCGAGTTCGACGGCGGCGGCATCGACAAAGCCGTCAAACAATTCAAGCAGCTTGAAACAGCCGGCGAAAAAGCCCAATTCGCCATCAAGAAAGCCGCCATCCCCGCAGCGGCCGCATTGGGTGCCCTGGCTGTCGCCGGCGGCGCAGCGGCCAAGGCGGCGATGGAGGATCAGAAGTCGGCGGCCGAACTGGCCCGCACACTCAAAGTGTCCACGCTGGCAACCGACAAGCAGGTCGAGGCGACCGAGGAAATGATCTCGGCGATGACGCTCGCTACTGGCGTCGCCGACACAGACCTTCGTAACGCGCTCGGCACATTGGCCCGAGGCATGGGCTCCGCCGAACTGGCATCCAAAAACCTGCAACTGGCGATGGACATCTCGGCCGCCACCGGCAAAGACCTGACCAGCGTTTCCGAAGCCCTTTCGAAGGCGTACAACGGCCAAACGACCGCCCTGGCGAAGCTCGACCCATCGATGCGCGCCCTGGTCAAGGAAGGCGCGTCGTTTCAAGAGCTCGGCAAAATCATGGAGGAGACGTTCGGTGGCGCATCAACGGCGGCCGCCGAAACAGCCGAAGGCCGGTTCAAGCGCATGGGTGTCGCTATCGGCGAGGCGCAAGAGTCGATCGGCGCGGCCCTCATTCCCATCATCGAGAAACTGCTGCCGTACCTGGAGTCGGCGTCGAAATGGATTAGCGAAAACACTGACCTGGTCGTCAAACTCGGTGTGGCGTTCGGCGGCATCGCCGCAGCAGTCGTCATTACGAACACTGCGATGAAAGCCTGGACCGTCATTACGACGGCGGCCACCGTGGCGCAAAAAGCGTTTAACCTTGCCATGTCTGCCAACCCGATCGTTTTGGCGACCGCGGCCATCGTCGCCATCGGCGCGGCAATCGTGCTCGCCTACAAAAAATTTGAGCCGTTCCGCGAAATAGTCGACGACATAGGTCGAGCTTTGAAAGCCGCGTTCACCGGCGTTGTCGACGCAATCAAGACAGCGGTCTCGACCTACATTGGCATTTACAAGGGCTTGTTCAACGGCATCGCAAAAGCCTGGAACAACACCATTGGCAAACTGTCGTTTAAGGTGCCGTCGTGGGTGCCTGGCATCGGCGGCAAAGGGTTCGACGTACCCAACATCCCAGAGCTGGCTAACGGCGGCATTGTCAACAGCCCGACGCTGGCCCTGATCGGCGAAGCCGGCCCAGAAGCCGTCGTACCGCTCGACCGCATGAGCAGCATGGCCACCAACGTCACGATCAACGTCAACGGCGGCGACCCCAACTCAGTCGTCGACGCGCTCCGCCGCTATATGTTCCAAAACGGTGTTGTGCCAATCAGAACGGCCGCCTAATGGCTGATCTCACCTGGCGGGTGTACCGGTCAACGACCGAGGGCGGCACATACACACAGCTCAACAACGTGCAGTCAATTGTCATGCAGCTCGGCCGCAACAAAGTGACCGACCAATGGCGGCCCAGCACAGCCGTCATCACAGGTCGAGTGCCAAGCAGCCTGCCAAGCCTCGCCATTAACGACTTCATCAAAATCAACAACACCAGCGTCTCCTACGACTACTGGTTCCGCGTCGCCGACATCAAAATCGAATACGACTTCGTCACCAACGGCGACACCTGGGAAATCGCCTGCGAAGCCGCCCTAGCCACCGCTGGCAGGTCAAACGTCAGCGCAACCATCACAGCCGGCGACGAAACCATCTATTCAATGGGCATCCTGCTTACAGACGCACCAGTCAATTTCACCCAATCAACCGGCATCGGTGCCAGCTTCGTCAGCGCGTTCACCGTGACCGATGAAAACCCGATCCCGTATTTTCAAAAACTCGCCACCACAGAACAGGCATACATCGCCGACTACGACTTCGAGAACACGATCGTGGCGTTTCAGCGCGGCACCGCAACAGCAGGCCCGTTTGTCACATTCACCGACGACAACACAGCCACCACCACATACAAAATCCCTTATGACCGAATCGCGTTTGCGTCGCTGGCCGAGGATTACGTTGACGGCACGGTCGTCAACCCTGCAGGCTTGGCGACTCAAACCGCCGGCGATCTTGGTCGCTCGTTTTCGGTCGACAGTTACGACCAAACCACGAACCAGGCGGCCAACCTTGCGGGCTACCTAAACGTGGTTTTGAGCCAATCAAGCGCGGCCCCGAACAGCGTCACGACGAACGTCAAAACGTGGGCCAACGCAACGCCGCTCGGTTACCTAGTGCTCGGCCAACAAATCACTGTTCGGTTACGGAGCACTAATTACAATTGCGTGTTGGAGGGCATGACTATTAGTGCTACGCCTAATCAAACGACAATTGCCGTGCGTTTGTCGCCGGCGACTGCGTACGCTTTTCTCACACTCGACGACGCCGTTCTGGGACGGCTCGATTACAATTCATTGGGGTTTTAATGCCAACACCATTCCCGTTTACCACTGGCCAAGTTTTGACCGCGTCACAAATGAACGAAACGGCAAATGTGCCGCGTGCATTCGTCTATAACACGACAGATCTAGTCATGGCTGCAGCGGCTTACACGCGGTTTCTTTACAACTCAGAAGATTTCGACACTCACGCTATGCACAGCACGACAACTAATACAGGACGCCTTACAGTGCAGACTGGCTGGGCTGGGTATTACTACTTTTTTGCTAATGCCGTCTTGAGCGCAGCCAGCAGCCTTGTGTTTTACAAAAACGGAACGCTTTATACGTACGGCGACGCAGGAACACAAGGTTCTGTCAGCGCAATTTTGAACCTCGCCGTGGGCGATTACATCGAAGTATTTGGGTACCCGGCAGGTGGAGCAACGGCCTACGGGACGGGCAGCGTCGGCGGACGCGGCCATTGTTTCGGTTGCATTTGGGTGGCACCGTCATGACATTTGCAGAACAAACACAAATTGAATTTCCAGAAGCAAGCGAACAAGCTTTGGCGAGTTTGGCGCGACGGCATCGTGACCGTCTTCTAGCGTTGTGCGACTGGCGAACATTGACCGACGCACCAGGCGACCGCGCAGCCTGGGTCGCATACCGCCAAGCGTTGCGCGACGCCCCGCAACAAGCCGAATGGCCGAACAACCCGATCCCGGAGGCACCAACAGAATGACACGACGCACCGTCCTTGCGGCGGTGCTACTCACCGTGCTGGCTAGCAGCTGCAACAACAAAGTCTGGATCGACTGCACCACCACAACCGTGACCCGAACCAAAAACAAAGCCCTGAACTGGGCCGGACCCGTCCCAACCACACCCAACCTGGAGGCGCGCTCGACGTGCTAGAGAACATGAAACCGAACAGGCCGCCGTACACGCCCGAGCAGCTGAACGCTCGCCTCCGCTTTTGGGTCGGCATCACCCTCGCCGGCACCCTGGTGCTCACAATGATCTCGGTATTCATCGCGCTGCTGTTCATCCCCCAGGGCCCGACGATGCCGGAGACCGACAAAGAGCTGCTCAACCTGATTAGCCCGATCGTGTTGTTTCTCTCAGGTACCCTCTCAGGGGTAATGATCTCTACCAGCAAAGGCCGCGACCTTGACGGCGACGGAAAGGCCGACGAATGATTACTAACGCCCAATACGCAATCACCGACGAACGCACCAAAATCGTCCCGGCTGGCGTCGGCCACCGCACCGCCCACCTGGCGTCGGTCGGCAACACGACCGTCTACCTGGGCGATTCGACCGTCACCTCGGCCACCGGCTACGCCTACGGCAAAGCCCTCGGCGAACACGACGTCTTTCTCGGCCCAGCCGACGAGCTCTACGCAGTCTGTTCAAGCGGGCAAACCGAAACCCTGACCGTAATGGTCGTCCAGTAGGAGCACCGATGGCAGTCAAAAAAGCAGCCAAGAAAGCCGCCGCCAAACCCGCAGAAGCCCCTGTGGCGGCCGAGAAGCCCAAAAAAGCCTCGAAGTACCCGTACAAGAAACTCGTCGTGCCTGCGGCCCTACAGGGCGTCGACAACGGCAAACTGTCCGGCAAAATGCTCCGCCCCGTCAACTGCGGCGGCCAAATGTGGGAAGGCGCAGCCGACGCCTTCAACCGAATGTATGACCAGGCCATCCAGTCGGGCATCAAACTTCGCAACGTCGGCGACTACCGGTCCTACGAAGCACAGCTGCAGCTGTTTAAGCAGCGGTACTCAACCGACGACCTCGGCCGCAAGCCACAGGTGACGCGCACCTGGGACGGCAAAACTTGGTACCTGCGCCCTGGCATGAGCCCGAGCTCGACACCAGGCAAATCCAACCATGGCCTCGGCCTGGCGATCGACCTCGACGTCACGACCGCAAAAGTGCTCGACTGGCTGTGCGTCAACGCGCCAGCGTTCGGGTTTTACCTGCAGTCCGACGATCCGTCGTCTCCAGAGTTCGAAGCCTGGCACTGGCAGTTCTGCGGGTAATCCACCACCACCGAACACACCCCGTGTAATGTCGACGGGGTCACTCCCGATCCCGACTGAAGGAGACCCAATGCAAGACGACCTTTTCGCCGCATTTGCGGCCCGAGACGAAGCCATTGGCCGTGTCGAGCGCAACGCCAACGACGAATGGAAACAAACCGCCGAAGCAGCGGTGATTCACATCGCCCGTATGCGCCCCACGTTCACAGCCGACGACGTCTGGTCACACCTGACAAAACACACCAGGTGCGAAACCCACGAACCGTCCGCCCTTGGTGCAATCTTTAACAAACTGCGCCGCCAAGGCATTATTCGCCACACCGGCGAGTTCGTCATTTCCCGCCGTCAAACCCGCCACGCGGCACCGATCCGCGTCTGGACCGCCGCCTAGGAGGCCACCATGTCCGCCGAACAAAGGCCGCGCCGTTAGGCGCATCGCGGCAACCGTGCTCACCATCGCCGCATTATCGATCGCACAGCCGGCCGACGCCGCCGTCGGCCACGCTTGCAAACGCTACGTCGACCTCGCACGGCAGGTCGGCTGGCCCAAATCCGAACGCGCCAACTTGGCCCGCATCATGTGGCGCGAATCGCGGTGCACACCCTCAGCGCATAATCCCCGCGACCCGTGGGGCGGCTCACACGGCCTGTTGCAGATCAACGGCAGCAACGTCGGCTGGGCGACGCGCATGGGCTACATCAACACTCGCAACGATCTAACCGACCCGAAGCGCAACCTGAAGGTCGGGCTAGAGCTCTGGAAGCTTTACGGCTGGCGGCCGTGGGGCACCAGGTCATCAGTAACAACACAAAACACCCCAAACTAACACAGGAGCCCCGACATGACATTCAACTTGGACGATTACGAGCCAGTAGCGACACGCCTGTCGCGCTGGCTGGAAAACACCGACGGCCACACCCGCGTCATCACCGACATGGTGCACCGAGGCGACGGCTGGTGCGTGTTCCGCGCCGAACTGTGGGTCGACAACACCCTGATCGCCACCGGCTGGGCCGAGGAGCACGTCACCGACCGAGGCGTCAACTCCACAAGCCACGTTGAGAACTGCGAAACGTCGGCTGTGGGCCGCGCCCTCGCAAACGCAGGATTCGCCGGCAGCGACCCGTCTAAGCGGGCCAGCCGCGAAGAAATGACCAAGGTGCAACGCATGGGCGGCCAACCCGCCCAATACGGCAACCGCCCATCGGGCCTGGCCACCGAAAAACAGCGGATCTACATCCACGACCTGGCCAAGAAATTGAAGCCGCCGATGGTCGTTGACATGCCGGCAGACCTGACCGCAACCGACGCCGCAAAACTGATTGAGTCGTTGAAGGCCGGCAAACTGCCCGCCGAATACGCCCCAGGCGACGAGGAGCCGTTCTGATGCTCGCAGGCTTGATCAAATTCGTGATTGCGGTCGGCATCGCCAGCTTCTGCTCGGTGCTGCTGGTCTACGCCTTCGACGACTGGTACCAAGACCTCGAACGGCGTCGCCGCGCCAGGTGGCGGGAAAAGCAGGGCCGCCGCTATGAATGACGCACCCTCACTCCCGTGGCCGTTCAAACCAGGCGACGTCCACCCGTACCTCAACGTCGAGATCGCACCAGGCGAATACGTCACCGTCGTACTTGCCGGCGACTACAAAAACCTGATCGCCGAATACCTGCAGCTCCGCGACGAATACCAGCGACTCAGCGAAGCCGCAACCGAGCAAGTCAAGGCGGCCCAAGCCGTCGTCGACGTCTGGAGGCACTATGGACGCATTGACTAAAGCCCTGCAGGCAGAAAACGCCCACCTCAGGCAACAGCTCGGGCAGCTCGACGGCGACCTTGACTACTTTCGGACGGCGGCCTGCTTCATGGCCGGCTACTTTCACCGACACGCCCTCGAAATCGGTTTGCCGCTAACCCAAGAGATCGACCTGGTTGAGTGGGCTGTGCTCATGGCGAACAGCCGCGCCAAATGAAAGAGCGCGAATTCCAAGACCAGGTCATCGCCATGGCGATCCTGTACGGCTGGAAAGTACACCACGTCCGGCCAGGCATGACCCGCAACGGTGCCTGGATGACCCACGTACAAGGCCACACAGGCTTCCCAGACCTCGTCATGGCCCACAAGACCAAAGGCATCATCTTCGCCGAACTGAAGGCCGATAAAGGCCGCTGCGAGGCAGACCAGATTGACTGGCTACGCACCCTCGACCAGGCAGGCGCAGAATGCTACGTCTGGCGGCCCGCCGACTGGCACTTCATACAAACCCGACTACTGAAAGGCCCCGACAATGACAATCGTCCGCACACCACGGATCGAGCGTGACTTCACCATCCTGCCCAACAGGGCACTCCGCGACCCGCACCTGTCCTACCGCGCCCGAGGTGTCCTCGCCTACGTGCTGTCCATGCCCGACAATTGGCGGACCTCAGCCGAGACACTCGCCAGGCAAGGCTTGGAAGGCCGCGACGCAATTCGAGCAGCGATCAACGAGCTGATCGTCGCCGGCTACGCCCGCCGCGTCAAGGCCCAGGACGAACGCGGCCGCTTCACCACAGAGCTGCATTTCTACGACTACCCCAGGCGTGTGAATAGCCTGTGGAAAATGAGGGGAAAACAAGAACCACCGACGACGGAAAACCAGCCGTCGGTTTCTCAGGCGTCTATAGAAGAACAGATACCAAGTACGTTAAAAGAATCAGAGAGTGTCTTAGGGAGTGAACCCAAACTCTGTGGATACTGTTACGGCAACGGCCACATCCTCGACGGCTTCGGCGGCCTACCCATGATCTGCCCAGACTGCAAAGGCGACGGCATCGCACGGCCATGAACAGCGTCACGATTGAACACTGCCCAGACTGCGGCGGCCCAACATCAGCATCATGGGAACACGAACCAAGCCCATACACCAACGGCCAAGGCCGCGCCATCAACGTGCACCTGCAATGCGTGCACGTGATTGACCTGCTAAAGGCACACGGATCACATCACCTAGCAGCAATGCTTGGCGGCCCAAGGCCCCATCATGGCTGACCACCGGCGCAAAGACCTCGACAACGCGGCATACCGCACAGCCAGGGCAGAGTTCCTCCAACACCACGACGTCTGCCACTGGTGCCGACGCGCCAAAGCCACCACCATCGACCACCTCGTCGAAGTCGACCGAGGCATTGACCCAACAGACCAAACCAACTGGGTAGGTGCCTGCCACAAATGCAACGCAAAACGCGGAGCCGAATACCTAGCCAAGAAAAGGGCAAACCAAGTCGCAAAACGAAAAAATCAAAAAAAGTCAGAACTTTTTTT